GTTTCGGCGTATGCGGCAAAAAAGCCCCCGGGGTCATTCTGTCGCGCTTTGAGCTATTACAGCGACTACAGGCTGCTACAGCGTTATCTTCACAGTCAATCCCACCTTTACTGATTGGGATTATGTGATCGAGTGTGTTTGCTTCTTGTCCGCAATATTGACAAGTGTAATTATCCCTGATTAATACCTTTTCCCTTAATTTCTTATAGGCTGTCTTGTGGTAATGCTTATTCGGCATTAGTGCCAGCCTTTCCGTTTGAGATGATTCAGAGCCTTACAAGCGCTGCCATTGTATCGATGATTCAAGTATTTAATGTGAGCCCTGACTTGGGCTCTGGGCTTTAGATCTCGATACCACTTTGACTTCATCTGTGCTAATCCATAATGGCTACCATTAACGGCCAGCGGATTGAAAGTGCTCTCTCTCCATATGAGCTCCACCCAGCATTGGGATTCAGTTAAATCGCGTAGTTCATTCATAGCGACTAAAGCCCAGTCTTGTTGTTCTCGCTTTAGAGGATAAGCATTCGTAGCAGTTATTGAAAATGTATTAATTCCGAGGCCTAGCACAAGCGATAGGCAAAGCCCGCCCCTAAACGCTCTGCGACGGGCTGCCTTCGGGCCCCGCCTCGCAGGGAGCGTAGCATTGAAGTCAAATCGATTACGCATTACTTATCCTATCGTCTCACTATTTGGACATCTTTTTATAGTATTTACTCTAGCTCTAACACCTTTCTCGCATCGATGGCATTACCCACTATCGCACTTCTCAACTTTTCCCTTCCATCACCAGCGAACTTGGTGGTCAAGTATGGATCAGCAATGTTTGGAACTGCCCATCTAATTTCCTCGCCATTATGGTCAATTACCATTTCATCGATTAATTGAAGCTTTTCGAGCAACTTATCAATTGACGATTCCCTTACTGTTTCAATTATTTCGCTAGGAAAGTATTCTTTAACCCAATGTAGGAATTTAATGTCTGAAGTGATTTCCCACTTAAATTTAGGCTTTGTGGTAGTTATGTAAGCAACTGTCTCATCGCCTAATTCAGCCTTTACCCGATCAGCTCCTAATTCATCCATTTCCTCTTGGAGCTCGGCTCTTAGCCGGTCTTTAGCCTTCTTCGCCTCGTCTGCTATTAGGCTTACTGCCGCTAGCTTGAGGCTCTTTTCCTTTATGCTCATTTCTTTTCCTCTCCCGATATAGTCTCATTTCCAAAGAATCCAGGCTTATCCCGCAATCTTTGGCTATAAATTCTTTACTAAATCCCCACTCCAAGAGCTGATGAATATACTTCAAAGAGTGGGGTCTAGTCATTCAATCGCTTTTCTATTAGCTCACAGTAGCTTTTCGATATCTCACTTCCAAGATACCTTCGATTAAGAGATTTAGCAGCAAGAGCGGTAGTCCCTGAGCCCATAAATGGGTCATAAACTAAATCACCCTCTATCGTCCAGCTCCGAATATGGTCTTTCGCTAAATCTAATGGAAACGGCGCAGGATGACCGGAGCTGTTAAAGCTCGTCACATATCGCCATATATTGTATCTAACACCAAACTCCGGGACTGGTTGCTTAAATGATTTAGACCAGTCTTTATGACCAGCCCACTTGTTAGGCTTGTCGATTATCAGCTGACTAATCGGCTTGCCTTTTGTAAAGATAAACATATATTCGAATATCTGTGTATAACGATTACTGTTCTTACTGGCCGGAAATCTAGGACTGTTCTTTTCATAAATCATAGTGTCCCATAACTTAAATCCAAGTTCCTTAAAATAGAGAGCTTGTCTAAAACTTGTCCCAGTTTCCGACCCATTAATCACCTGATCACCTACGACCCAGACGACTACGCCATTGAGTTTGATAATTCGGTAAATCTCTTTGGCTATTGCTTCGAAGTCAAAGCTATAACCCTCGTAATCCCTTAAATTGTCATAAGGCGGGCTAGTGACCACACAATCAATCGATTCGTTATTTAATCGAGCCATTGTGTCTAGGCAATTTTCATTGAATATCAAATCTAATTTCCTATCTCATCATCTACCAACAGATCCGAATGTCCGGTGAATATTTTACGCTTGATAGTTTCCTCACCGGCAGCTAATCGGCAGACTCGACATCTAGCCGACTTCATTTTCCAATTACCGCATTGAGCACAGCGCAGAATGTCATCTTCTTTGCTGGCTATTCGCTCGGATGGGTAGATGATTCGCATCTCGAAACAGCGCTGACATTCCACCAGCCAAACTTCGGGTGGTGCGTCCGGCACTTCTTGGCAGTCGTAAGTCCTGACCAAGCGGTGCGGTGTCACTCCCTTACAGCTGGAGCACTTAAAGGGGTGAATGTCAAGATTCACTTCTTAAACACCCATTTACCATCTGAGTCAATCTTCATCCATTTAGCCGGACATTGAGCCTCTCGGTCTCTTGATAGGCAGACCCAGCCTCGGTATTCGTTGCCATCCTTAACGCCATTCTTAAGCACCATAGCGCCGTGGTTACAGATGGGCACTTCATCAGCTATCTCAGCGCCTAGCGTTTCAATTAGGTGTTCGATATTGTGATGAACCGGTGCTGGATCATCAGGGCGCTGTTCTTTGACGAATTCGGCTAACTTCTTGGATGTCGTTTCAATCGGCTTGTTGTGCGACTGGTAGGGCTTGGGGTTGGGCTTTGCGAAATATCCAGCAAGATTAAGAGCTCGCCCAAGAGCGCCCGTTTCCGATAGTTCCAAAGCGTATTGTTTCGCTTTAGATTCTGTTGAAAGACCCGTAGCAAAAGGAACCGGATCAGCTTCAGTTCGATAGAGTTCAACTTTGACGATATAGACATCGCACTCCTTCACTAGCGATTCTGCTAAACAATGAGTCTTTATTCTGTAATCCGGAAAGTCCTTAATGAACGCTTTTAAGCGGTCTTGGACTCCAACATAGTCATCGAGGTAATTCGACATTGATCATCTCCCTTTGCGCTGTATCTTTTAGCGCGTCTTGTAATTGTTCTTTTAATGAGTAGAAAGTGCCATCTGGCCAATTCTGAATATCAGCAGCGCACTCGAGGCAATAGAATCTAGTTATGCCTTTGCGCTTAGGGTGCTCACTAACAACCTTCCAATAGGCCGGCTTTTGAGCTAATTGATGAAGCTGCCCACCGCGACTTAAATGGGCGTAGCGTTGCTTACAGTAGTCGCAATATTGCTGAAGATTGTTATTCCTCAAAAGCGCCAAAGTCGCTCCAATCGGTAAATCTTGTTCTAGCGAGAATAGCTGCGTATCCAATGAGATCGAGATACGAATCTTCCCGCTGTGGGCTTTCCACCATTCTTGAGAGTTTGGTCGCGATAAAGACCAGCGCCAAGTCAGCTGGGTCTCTGAGCTGAATACCGAAGGCGCAACATAATTTGTAAATGCGTAATAGGTTGTCCCTCGGATCACCATATTCGAGTCCTCTGTCATTAAGAGTGTCTCGGGCAATTTCAATCCATTCATTAAGCCCCCGTTCTGATAGTTCGTCCATCAGCTAGACCTCTTTCATAACCTAAACGGAAGGCTTCAGCTTGTTTGTTTTCTGCTCTAATCATTGCCCACCATACGATCGAAGTGGGAATGGCAATCATCAGGAATAGCAGCTGATTATCTGACATCTGCGCTCACCCCGAATTTATCTAAGAAATAGGCTGAGATTTCAGCTCTAGAAAGTCTGCCCCTAGATGATCCTGTGCGTCCTAGCTTCTCGACTGCGTAGCGCCGGATGATTGACCCTTTAACATAATTAGTCCCATCAGTCCAAGCCCCAGCCTGAGAATCAAAAGCGATTACTTCAGGTTTATTTATCATTTGCTCCCTATTCTCTAAACCTTAAATGGATTTAGGTAAATAGAATAAGGGGCTAAATAGATTTAGACAAGCAAGAGCCGGGAGTGTCGGACATCTAGGAAGCCGACCCACTTCTCAACCATCTCAGAACCGGCAAAATCGGTCTTGGTAGGAAGGCGCTTAGAAACCCATTCAGGCTCCTTTATAGCCCCTAAATCCCACTCGTAGATACCTTTAGGCGTTGCGCTGATATAAAGCGTTCTAGCGCCCGTTCTAGCCCTTATATCGGCCAAGTAATCCCACTTATGGCGCTCAATCATTAAAGTGTCGTAATGAGTCCTACGGCACTTAAGCTCTAGGTAGGCGTTATGGGTTATGCCGTCTGCCCGGTCGGTCGCTGAAAGAGGCGTTAAGTCCGGGTATTCGGCCTTTAGCGCCTCGAAGAGTTCGACTTCCCTAAAGTAGGTCAGTTATCTTCCTCTCCATCTTCCCACCCAATCTTCTTGAGCGGGTCGGAAGGGTCGAGAACCCAGTCTGGCCAAGAGCTACGATCCATCGCAAAAGCTAGAGCTGTGCCTTCATCCATCCCGGCATTACGGCAGGACTTGTAAATCTCTTGGCAAGCAATAGCCCAATAATCGAGTTTGGTAGGCGGCTCTTTAGGTCGAACCCGGCGCTTGACCGGCTTCTTCTTAGCGACGCGTTTTCGAGTTGCCACTCTTTGCCACCTTTTGCGCTAGTGCGAGTTCAAGAGTCGATTCTAACTTATCAAGTCTAGAAATTAGCGGAAGGTTCTCAAGTTTGATTATGTATCGAAGTCCGGCAATTAGTAAGCCAATAGAACCGAGGACGGACGCAATAAACGCGGCAATCTCGGTAGGCATTAACGGACTTTGCCGTAGCGCTCGTAGTTTGGATTGAGCCAGTTAATAACGCTAGGCAAGACTGAGGCTAGAGCGGCATTTACAATCGCACTTACATCCCAGCCCACCGATAAGTAAGTCGCTAGGGCTGCTGCTAGAAATGCTTTCGCCCAGCTTTCGGTTGCCTTTTTTAGATCGTTTAGCATTGTGTCTCTCTCCTGTCAGGTCGAACCAA